AGGGGCATGGGTGGGTCAAAGCTCCTCAACATTCCCCAAAACTTGATGATGGTGTGCGGGTTCTATAACGGGGCGATGGAGTCGGATTTCTTGGTGGCTCGTGATGCGCGTGGATGGGGTCACAAGCTCGCGGTGTGGGAGTCACCTGAACATCCTGTGTTCGATTGTGTGGCGTTCAGGTGGTGGGTTTTGCGTGAGGATGGCAGCAGGACTATGATGCAAGACAGCGCTCCGTTTTAGATTGCTGGTAGAATCAACACGTAACTGAATAAGAGATGGCCCCCCGCGAGGTGGAGTGCAGGAGGCCATCAGTAAACCGATAAACACAGTATCGGCTACCTCTAATCATACGGGATAGCCGGACAGATTGGAGAAGAATGAACGATAAGCTCGGCTCGGATAATAAGTTCGCGGTGATCCCTGAGTGGGTGATTCAGCTCGACATCTCGCACACGGCCTTCAGGTTGTATGCGGTGCTTGCCAGATATGCAGACAATGTCACACATCAGGCTTTCCCCTCACTTGATACTCTCGCGGAGCGCCTCGGCTGCAGTGAGAAAACTGTCAGGCGGGCGATTGACGATCTAGTGAAACATGGCGCGATTACGAAAGACAACCGTGGGCGCTATCAGTCAAGTCTGTACACGGTGATGACCGGTCTACCCAAAGGGTCAAAAGTGTCCCTCGTAGGGTCAAAAGTGTCCCTCGTAGGGTCAAAAGTGTCCACTCGTTTGGACACGGATGACCAGGTAACTATAACCACTGAACTAGAACCATTAGAACTAGAACCACAGAACGATATTGTTCAAAAGTTCAATGAGTTTTGGTCTGTATTCCCTCGGAAGCAAGGCAAGGGAAAAGCAAAAGAAGCATTTATGAAAGCGATAGGGAACAGCGTTCATGTGGATGACATTCTTGATGGCGCTCGAAGGTACGCTTCGGACTCCAACCTGCCAGATCCTAAGTTTGTGCCGATGCCTGCTACCTGGTTGAATCAGGAACGGTGGGATGATGGCCCGCTGCCGTTGAACCGGAAGCTGACAAACAGTGAACGCAATTTTGCAAATCTCAAAACATCCATGACATTATTAGAACCCAAGAAAGAGGTGGAAAGTGGACAAGCTACAAACGCAAGCATTACTGACTTTGGTGTCAACCTTCGATCAGCGGATAGTTACTGAAGAAACGGTTGCGGCCTGGTCGGTTATTTTCCGGGACGTTGACTATGACCTGGCTACTAAGGGTGTGATGAAGCATTTTGCTGGGAGTAACACTTATTTGATGCCAGCTCATGTAATGGAGCAGGTTGCAACTTTGGTGAAAGCAATGAAAGAGGATGAGCGCAGCGAGGATGGGTGGAAGTCCGACCCTTGCCCTCTGTGCATCCATGACATTGCGATTGTGCGCTGTGATGAGTGCTGCGCAACGCTCGCCGATGAGGTCAGCAACTTGACTGGGCCTCGGTTGTGGGCTTGGTGTGACGCGAACTTGCTGAAGGCTCTCGCATGAGCAAGTGGAGGGGTGAGGAGTTCATCGAGGAGTTCATTTGGCTGACCGAAAACGGTATGTCTATGACTATGGCTTCGGAGCTGTTAGGTCGTAAGCCTGAAGCTTCTGAACGGTATTTTCATCGTTATGGTCGCGGGGATTTGGCGAGCGGGTTGCGTGGGGAAATGGCGTGGCCTAATATTCCTGGTGGTCACAATGTCTGAAGTGAACTGGGCTTCGGAGCTTGGTCTTGACTTGGCGAAGCTCGAGCAGGAACGCTTCGGCTCTTTCTCCCACTGGATCATGCTGACGGAACATAATTTGCGGGTGAAATCGTATAACGCAGGTTTGGAACAGCAAGAAAAAGAAGAGGCTTTTTTGGCTCGGGTTGCCGCTTTGAGAAACGCGGGGGACTATACTTTTTCAGATGAGATGGTCCAGATGGCGATTGAGTCGCTGAATGCCAAGGGTGCAGTGTGAACGGTGTGGCATGGAGTGGACTATCAACTCGGTGCGCAGGAAGGTTATCTTGTGTCAGTCGTGTCGGGCACGAAAAGTGCAGACAGTTCACTCTCCTGAGCATGGGAAGTGTTTACCTTGGGCTGGCCATTTTGGGGCTGACGAGGTGACACCTGTGGACGACGACGGTGTGCCTGTGTTCCCTGGTGTCAGAAGTTGTGGCAATAATGATTGTGTGTCGGTAAAGCATGTTATCGGTTATGAGAAAGAAGGAAAGTAATGATTAGGAACGAAGCTAGTGTGACGGTCACTGGGTGGCTGAACGATGTGAAGGACTTCGATTGGGGTCGCGCGTTGAAGGTCAGCGTTGATGTGAGGAAGAAGAACCACCAGGATGAGTGGGAAACAGTCGACAAGACAATCTACGATGTGACCACGGATGACAAGTCAGGCAACTTTGACGGGGTCAAGCAGGTCACTGTGACCGGCCGCATCTCTGGGACGAACGTCTTCCAGAAGCGTGATGGTACTTCAGGGTTCAGCATCAAGGTGCGTGGGGAGTCCATTGTCCCGGCCACCGATGGCAAAGTCGGTTCCGCTGCGATCATGAACGAGTGGCCTACAGCGAAGATTGGTCAGGGCACACCTATCAACGAGAGCGCACCGTTCTAATGGAGAACTTCGGCAAGATTCTTATCTTTGCGATGGGGATTACGTTCTTCCTGCTGGCCTACCAGGTGCCAACGAACGTGACAAGCGTTTTGGGGTGGATATTTGGCTCACTTTTATGCTTGGCGGTTCTAATGTCGTTTGTGAAACCTAAACGGTACCCTGGAGGGCATGGAACTAACATTTGATGTGCTTGGTAGGCCTGCACCTCAGGGGTCTAAGAAGAGCATTGGCAATAACAGGTTTATAGAGTCCTCGAAGTATTTACCGGCATGGCGCTCCGCCGTGAAAATTGCAGCACAATCCGCTGTCAACGTTCATGGATGGGAGCGCCTTTCTGGTCCCTGCGAACTTGAAGTAATGTTTTACTTGGAACGCCCTAAGACTGTGTCCACAGCGAAACGTCCACAAGCGACAGTCCCACCCGACCTGGACAAGCTCATCCGTGGTGTTGGTGACTCGTTGACCGGGGTCGCGTATGACGATGACTCACAAGTGATTCGTATGCTGGCATGGAAAATGTACGCTGACACCCGCGAACCTGGCTGTTTTGTCCGCGTCGCCCCTTTGTCACAGTTTGATAACAGCGCGTTTCAATCCTTAGATTTACTGGACCTACCCGATTACGCTTGAGTAAACCTTCGAAAGGGGAACCTACCATGTACGAATCAGCACAACAGCTCACAGTCCAGTCAGCCAAGATGGAGGACAACATCTTCGAACCGTATGCAATCGCTGAGGCTTTGCTCCGCGACGACAACCTTGTCTGGGATAAGGACTTTGACACGATCCGTTCAGCGCTTGCCGCCGTCATGCATGAGTGTACGAAGGTGAAGAACTTGAACCCGTGGCTTCTTGAGGTCGCGTATCGGCTCATTGACAGCACGCGCGAAAATGCTTGAGGGTTTACAACCGCGCACTGTGGTGAGGCCGTGCGCTGTCAGGACAATCCTTGAGGGGTTGTCTGACTCGGACCAAAAGATTTTGCGTGACGCTCTCGGCAATGTTGACGCCTGGTCAAATAACGGTCTTGCCACTGCCCTAGGCGAACGCGGGCTTATCATCAGTGACGGCCCTATCCGTAAACATCGCTCGAAACGTTGTACCTGCAAGTAAGGTGGAATCATGCTTGACAATCTAGAACCAGCGAAACGTGTCACACAGTCCAAAGAAGTAAAGTCTGCTCTGGAGTTCGATGGGGTTGAGGGTCACGCGACCACACCAGGTTATGCTGCGGAGCCGGAGAACTTTGACGAGTTCCTGCGGGACGCTGGCATGGACCCTACGGACATTGATGTGATACCTCCGGTGAGGACGTCACGGTGGCAACGCTGGGATGGCGAGTGGTTGACCTCGTACCGGTTTACGTTCCGTCGAAAGTCCAGCCACGTTGACCTACCGTTGCTTATGGCGGAGGCGAAGAAGAAGGTGGGGAAGCCTAAGCTCCCTGCGACCTCCGAGCGCGCCCTTGTCGTATTGTGGTCGGATCTGCAGGTCGGGAAGGTTGACTACCGTGGTGGCACGGAGCAACTGCTTGAACGTGTCGCTTTGATGCAGGCACGACTCATCGAGCAAGTAAAGCGGGAGAAACCTGAGCAGGTTATTTTTGCTGACCTGGGCGATACGGTCGAGAACTTTTACAACGCGAACGCAGCGCAACAAACATATTCAAACGACCTGAGCATTATGGGGCAGGTTGACTTGGCTACGACGTTGGCTTATCAGACGTTGAAGAAAATTGCGGTGCATGTTCCTGACATCACCTATGCGTCGGTCGGGTCGAACCATTGCCAGTTTCGCATGAACGGGAAGACTATCGGCAAGCCGACAGATGACTGGGGTGTGTTCATCGGTAGGCAGATAGCACGCCTATCGCAGGAGGCCGGTCACGGATGGAAGTTCATAGAACCCCAACCACAGGACGAAACCTTAGCGTTGGACGTGTTCGGTGACGGATACCATGTGCTCGGCATTATGCACGGCCATCAAGCGCCACGCCCTGAAAGTGTCGGGGACTGGTGGAGAAAGCAAGCGTTCGGCCGCCAACCCGTAGCAGACGCATCGTTGCTCATTCACGGCCACTGGCATCACCTCAGAGTGCAAGAGCTTGGCAGTGTCGACCGTGGCGACCGCGTAGCCTCACGGTTCATTGTCATGGCTCCCACGATGGACAACGGATCTAACTGGTTCAAGATGAAGTCCGGTGAAGATTCCATCCCAGGTCTTGCCACACTCATCCTGGAGAAGGGTGTCGACTACACCGGCACAGTGTTCAAACTGTGAGCCTCGAAGACTGGGACAACATCAACCCGGAAGCGAAAACATTCCCACCGATTGAGATAGTCACTGAGCATTTCCGTGGTGTCGGTCAAAACTTCTTCACACTTCCCGTTCACATGTACGTCGACCTGCAGTTCGCGCGCAGTAACAAGACCGGAGAAGAGATTCTCATTCTGTTGGACGCAGCAGAACAAGCGTTTAGCAAGAGCGACCTCACTGCCCTTGAGGAACTAAACCTGCACGCATTCATCGACGTCATGCACATATGGATCAACAAGTCTGGGCAATGAAACCCCGACCATGCCCTTCGCCAAACCCTGCCTGAAATGTAACAAGATAACAAGGGACGGTTCATACTGTGCGGGGTGCCGCCCCTACCGCCCCCCCACACCGGAGCGCGCCGCCAAGAAGAACTTTCTTTACGGTGGAAGATACAAGGCCAACGCACGCGCCACGAAAGCAACAGCAACACACTGTCACTTGTGCGGTAAAGCTTTCCAACTTGGCGACACCATAGAGGCCGACCACATCTACCCTGAACTAGGCAGCGACTCCCCCCTGGCCCCCGCCCATAGAAAATGCAATTCATCCCGAGGCAACACACCACTCACCCAGTAACACCTCACACACACACACCCCCCCATACGCCATCAACCGGGGTAGGGTAATTCGTTAGCAACCCAACACACGTCACCCGCCACCCCAGCCTTTTCTTTCTACCCGCATTTCAGAACGTTTTGGGGTTGCTAGACTTTGGTTATGCCTAACCCTCCAAAGCCTTTAGAACAGAAGCGTTTGCTTGGTAACCCTGGTAAGCGTGCGATGCCTAGTAATAACAGCACAATCACTCTTTACTCTGGGCGTCGGGAACCTCTTGCACCTTTGGGCGATGCGGGGCAGAGGTTGTGGGACCTTGTCTTTGATGACGGTGAGTTGTGGGTTAGCCCTCGCACCGATGTTGCGTGGTTGCAGGTTGTGTGTGAGTTGTTTGACCGGCGTGATGTGTTGAAGCAGGAGTGGTTGGCTGACCCTGCGGATAGGAAGCTGAACATGTCTTTGTTGGAAACGGAAAAGCTTATTCAGTCGGGTTTGTCGTTGCTTGGGTTTACGCCTACGGATCGTAGCCGGTTGGGTGTTGCTGAGGTGAAGGCGAAGTCGAAGCTTGAGGAGTTGATGGAGCGTCGTGCAAACCGTGACGTCTAGTTGGCCGCCTAAGTGGTTAACGTCGGTACCGGATGAGGCGTTGGCTAGGGGCCGTGAGATGGAGCCTGTGTCTGACTTTATTGGTGAGTATGGGCGCGTAACTAAGGATTCTGTTGCTGGTCGTGCTGGGTCGAAGTTGGTGTTGCGGGATTGGCAGAAGAACCTTGTCGAACATTTGTTCGCATGGGATGATGACGGCCTGCGCAATCGTGTTTCCCTCGTGGGCATGCCAAGAAAATCAGGAAAAAGTGCGGTCGGTTCAGCGATTGGTTTGTACTCACTGATTTTGGGGCCGAAGGGTGCTGAGGTGTATTCGGTGGCTGCGGAGAAGGAGCAGGCGCGCATTGTGTTTCAGGATGCGAAGCGAACGGTGGAGGCCAGCCCGGAGCTGTCGGCTATTACGAAACTGTATCGGGACGCTATCGAGTTGCCGTCGTTCAATTCGGTGTATCGGGTGTTGTCTGCGGAGTCTGTGACTAAAGAGGGCTTGTCGCCGACGACGGTCATCTTTGATGAGTTGCATGCGCAGCCTGACCGTGAACTGTTTGACGTGTTCTCTCTGGCAATGGGTGCCCGCGGGAAGCTCGCAACGTTGATTGCTATCACTACGGCCGGGGTGCGTTCCGATCGCAACGGTAAGGACAGCATCGCGTTCAGCTTGTACAACTATGGGAAACGCATTGCCTCGGGTGAGGAGGAGGATGACACTTTTTTTATGGCGTGGTGGGAGTCGGAGGGTGACCACCGTTTGCGGGAAACATGGGATGAGGCGAACCCTGGCTTTGGTGATTTGAATGCTGAGTCAGATTTTGAGTCAGCTCTGAGGCGCACACCTGAAGCGGAGTTCCGTATCAAACGGTGTAATCAGTGGGTGTCGAGTGTTGAAACGTGGCTGCCTGCTGGGGCGTGGGATGCGTGCGCTGGTGACGTTGTTGTACAACCGGATGACGAGATTGTACTTGGCTTCGACGGATCGTACAACGGGGATGCTTCGGTGATTGTTGGTGCTGTTGTCCCGCACACCAATGATGACCCTGTGAAGGTGTTTCTTGTCAAGGCGTGGGAGAAAGATTTAGAGCATGACCCGGATGATTGGCGTGTTGACATTGGGGATGTGGAGCAGACGATTATGGACTTTTGTCAGACTCATAACGTCCGTGAAATTGCGTGTGACCCTTTCCGCTGGCAACGGTCGATGGAGGTGTTGGAGAATAAGGGTTTGCCTGTGGTGGCGTTCCCTCAGTCTCCGCAACGAATGATAAAGGCGTGCGCTAGGTTCTTTGACACGGTGGTGGAGAAGCGGGTTATCCATGATGGGGACCCGTTGCTATCTAGGCATATTGGAAACACAGCAATTAAGCTGACCCCTGCGGGTCCGCATATCAAGAAGGAAAACCCAAACAGCCCCAGGAAGATTGACGCGGCCGTCGCTGCAATTTTGGCACTTGACCGCGCTTCTGCCGGTAAGATAGAGGCAGTGGTTCCTGAGTTCTTTGGGTAGGGGAAATGGCTACAAGTTTGCAGGTTGTTGGAATGGTCGCTATCACGGCCGGGGCTTTGTTGTTTTCTATCCCTGTGGGTTTGATTGTCGGGGGCGTCTTTGTTCTTGTTGTCGGTTTCGCGTTAGGAAAATAATTGGTCCTGAATAAGTTGTTTGAGCAGAGAGCCATAAGCTTCCAGACCGTGTTCGAGGCTGGGGACGATCTAGCTTTCGGTAACTTGTCTGATACTCAGATAGACTCTAAGACCGTCTTTCAGGTGAACGCTGTTTACTCTGCCGTGTCTTTGATTGCTGACACGATTAGTACCCTGCCACTTGATTCTTTTATCCGCATCGATGGGCAGCGGAGGGCTTTCCGTCCTCGCCCTGAGTGGGTGTCACAGCCTGACATTGCGCTCCCTCGGACCGCGTTCTATAACTCGGCGATTGTTTCTTTGTTGCTTGATGGCAACTTGTTTGTCAGGATTTTCTCGAACGCTCGCGGCGAGGTTGTGAACCTTGTTGTGTTGAACCCTCGCACGGTGACGGTAAAGCGTAACCCGCAGGGCCGTTTGACGTTCAAGATTGAGGGTGAAGATAAGCCTCTAAACCAAGAGGAAATGATTTTCATTCCTGACGTGTTGCGTCCTGGGACTGTGCGTGGTGTTTCCCGTGTGGAGGCTTTGCGGGAAAACTTTGGTTTGGCTTTGGCGTTGGAGAAGTTCGCTGCTACATTCTTTGGGCAGGGCACCAACTTGTCGGGCGTTATCGAGGTCGATCAGAACCTGACCGCCGAGCAGGCAGAGAATCTCCGCAACGGTTTTGATTCTAAGCATCGGGGTTGGCGTAAAGGACACCGCACAGGGGTTCTGTCGGGTGGTGCGAAGTTCAAGACCACACAGGTCGACCCTGAGTCCTCGCAGAGTATTGAGGCCCGCAGATTAGCTGTGGAGGATGTTGCTCGTGCGTTCAACGTCCCAGCAAACATGCTGAACATTCCGGGAACAACCACTTACGCTTCGGTTGAGCAGAATAATTTGCAGTTCATCACACACACTTTGCGCCCGATTGTGCAGAAGCTCGAGGACGCTTTTTCACCGTTGATGTCGCGTTACCCTGGGGGTGAAACCGCGTTTATCAAGTTCAACTTGGACGGGTTGGCTCGGGCTGACTTGGCTTCGAGGATGAGCGCTTACAGCACAGGTTTGCAGGCTGGCTTCTTGACGATCAATGATGTGCGCCGGTTGGAGGACTTGTCGGATATTGAGGACCCAGCCGCTTCGAGTGTGCGGGTGCCTTTGGCTAACATGAACATTGACGCGGCCGACCTCATCGCTGATGAGAAGCGTGTGAAGATGGCGCAGGTTCTGGTGTTGTCTGGTTATGATCCGGCGGAGGCTTTGGCTTCTGTCGGTTTGGGGCCAATCAGTCACACGGGGTTGGCTTCTTCGCAGTTGCAACCGGTGGCGCAGATTGACCCTGAGAACCCTGACGCTGTTTATGGGGTGAGCTGATGCCTGACGATTTTGTGGAAGAACTGGACGAGGAGCTTGTGGACGAGGTTCGCGGGTTGGAGCCTCCCGCATGGTTCCGTGCTATTGCTAGGCGGGCGGTCGACCCGACCCCTGATGTTGTGGCTGTGTCGCAGGGCAACATGACTCCTGCAATGTGGGTGGATGTCCGTGACGTTTTGCGCGAAACGGGGAACACGTTGTGGGGGGTGGTTTTGTCGGACCGTAACGCGGCGAGGCTTTTAGAAGTCGCTAATGATGTCATTGCTAAGATTGAAGATGAGAATGAAGGACGAGCGAAGGGCGATGCTTTGAGCAAGATGGAAACCCGCATTTTTGAAGTGGATGAGTTTGAAATCCGTGAGGATGCGAGCGGGATGCACTTGGAGGGTTACGCTGCACTGTTTGATTCGCGTAGTGAGAACTTGGGTGGGTTTACGGAAACGATTCAGGCTGGAGCTTTTCGTTCTTCGCTTCGCGCCCGTAACGATATAAAGTTTCTGTGGAATCATGACACGGGTGCTGTTTTGGGTTCAACCCGTGCCGGCACTTTGACTTTGACTGAGGATGAGCGCGGTTTACGGGTTAGCGCTGATATTGCGAACACAAGTTATGGCCGTGATGCTGCGGAGCTTGTTAGGCGTGGGGATGTGACCGGGTTTAGTTTCAGTTTCTCTATGCCTGCCCGTGGTGGGGATTCTTGGAACGCTGAGGGCACTGAGCGTCTGCTGAAGTCTGTCCGTTTGCACGAAGTGTCATTAACAGCTTTTCCGGCTTATAGCGGTACTGCTGGGACTGCCACAGTGCGCGGTCTGGACAAGATTGCGAAACGCGCACAGGTTGATGCTGATGCGCTTGCCGATGCTTTGCTGAAGATTGAGAATGGTGACGACATTACTTCTGATGACCGGCAACTGTTGGAGAAGGTACTTTCTGAGCTCGCACCTGAACCTGAAGCGGTCGAGGAGCCTACGGTTGACAACTCTTTAGACATGCTTGCTTTGAAGAAGAAGAAGCTCGAACTACTGATGGGACTCTAATGGCTGATTACGCTGCTATCAAGAAGGCAATTTTGAAGGTTGCCGGTAACCCTGAGTCTGGGGTTGTGAAGGATTTGGCCGATGATTGGGCGCGTGCGATTGTTGCGCTTGATGAGGAGCCGACTAAAGAAACTCGCGTGTTGAAGGCTGCTGAGAAGCGCTAGAGCGGGTTCGCCCCCACTGTCCCCCTTTCTGGCAGTGGGGGTTTTCTTTTGCCGTAAACTGGTGGGGGGCTGGATGGTTTCGACAGCAGACTATATCCGCACGCGGGGGTTTGTTGGACTGGGGTTCAATTCCCCACAGCTCCACGAAGTAGGGGACACCTCACGTTTTACAATAGAGGTAGTCGGTACGCGTCAACGCTCCGATGAGTGGTCTGCGTCAACGCGATCGCGTTATTCATATTCATTCCACTTAAGGAGAAACTCACATGTCTGAGTTTGTAAAGCGTCAGCAGGAGCTTAAGGCTAACCTGGTTATGCAGATCCGTTCCGTCATTGACGGTGCAGAGTCTGAAAGCCGTGGCCTTGATGCAGCCGAGCTTGACAAGATTAACCGTATCGAGGCTGACATTGATTCAGCTTCACGTTCCATCGAAGTTGCCGGCAAGACCGAAGAGCGTGCCTCTGAAGTTGCTTTGGCAGCCCGTGGGTTTGAGGTCGTAGAAGAGGCGTCTGCTGGTTCAGCTGACATCTTCCGCGCCATGGCCCGTGGAGAAGTTCGTGGACACCACTTCGCAGCTAACGAAACACGCGCATTGGTTGCTTCTGTGAACACTGTTCCCGTTAGCTTTCTGGACAAAGTTTTCGCGCTCGCTAAACTGGTTGGCCCTTACCTCGAAACGTCTGAGGTTTTCACGCGCGACAGCGGAGCCGACCTTCGCATCCCCGTGATGTCTGGTTACTCGACTGCTGCAGAGGTCACGGAAGGTTCCGCAATTTCGGAGTCCAACGCGACTTACACCAGCATTCTTCTCGCCCCAACCAAGCAGGCTTTCATCTCTCAGCTCAGCAATGAACTGGTTATGGATGCTGGTTTCGACATCGAAGCTAACTTGGCTGAGCAGGCTGGTATTGCTATTGGTACCCGTGCGAACGCCCTGATTCACACAGCTGTTACTGCTGTTGCTGGTTCTGGTGTGACCGCTGGCACCAGCACCGCAATCACCGCTGACGAACTCATCGAGCTGGCCTTCTCTGTTGATGGAATGGCTCGCATGCTTCCTGGTGCAGGCTTCATGGTGAACACCGCTACCCTTGGTGCTATCCGTAAGCTGAAGGATGGTAACGGCGCTTACATTCTTGACGTCGTTGCCGGTGGTCCTTCGACCATCCTCGGAATGCCTGTCTACGAGAACCCTGCCGTTGCTGACATTGCAACCGGTGCAAAGGCTGTTCTCTTTGGACACTGGCCTTCGGTCAAGGTTGCCACCACGGGCCTTGAGGTCGCTACCTCTGCTGACGCTTACTTCGCTAACGATGTCACGGGCTACCGCTTCGTGTACCGTATCGGCGCAGGCGTTGCTAACGGTGCAAACCACATCAAGTACCTGGCGCTTGCATAAGCTCTAGGTTCCTAGGCTGAAAGCCCCCGTCGTGTTGTAGGTTCACGGCGGGGGTTTTCGCTATTATGGGGTGATGGCAACCTACGAGAAAATACCTGGCCTAATTTCTTTGGCTTCTAATTCCCCTGGGACACCGACCGGTTATGGCCAACAGGGTGACTATCTGGTGGAGCGTCTTGTCCGGCATGGGGTGAAAACTTCTGTGCTGTCCAATTATGGGCTTGAAGGGTCGATGTCGACTATCAAAACCAAGCATGGTGATGTGGCGCATTACCCTCGCGGGGTGGCACCGTATTCGCAAGACGTGTTGACGACTTGGCATGAGCATTTCAAAGCGCAACATGTTGGGGTGCAGGACGCAATCATGACCTTGTATGACGTTTGGGTGTTTAACAAGTGGACGGATGATGTGCCGGTCATTTCGTGGGTGCCTTTGGATCATGTGACGATGCCTCCGGGTGTGGCACAGTTCGTGAAGCGTGAGCAGGTGACCCCGGTCGCGATGTCCCCGTTTGGGAAGCGTCAGCTTGATTCGGTGGATATAGATTCCAGTTATATCCCTCATGCTATTGACACGAACGTGTATAAGCGTGTGGACAAGCTTCGGGGTGTGCCGACGCGGGAGTTTATGGGCATCAATGACGACACGTTCCTGGTGACAATTGTTGCGGCGAATAAGGCTAACGGTTTGATTCACCGGAAGGCTTATGCGGAGAACCTTTTAGCGTTTGCCATGTTCTTGAACGATTACCCTGACTCGCATTTGTATATTCACGCTGACCCTTCGACAACTACGGGCGGGTTCGATTTAGGTGTCTTGGTGAAGGCGTGTGGTGTGCCTAAGGATAAGGTGACCTTCGCTAATCGTGACCAGCTCCGGGTCGGGTATTCGCGGGAGGACTTGGCTGCGATGTATACGGCCTCGGATGTTTTGTTGGCTGTGTCTTATGGGGAAGGTTTTGGGGTGCCGTGTATCGAGGCACAAAGTTGTGGGACTAAGGTGATTGCTTCGGGTTGGGCTGCTTCGTTAGATTTGGCGTCGGACGATTCTTATTTGGTCGAGGGTCAACCGTTTTGGGATGAACCTCAGAAGGCGTTCTATCAGATTCCGTTGATGGGTTCTGTCGTGTCTGCTCTGATTCAGGCGTATAAGTCTGAGCGTGGTTTCTCTGCGACAGCCCGGAAGTTTGCGCTCGCCTTTGACGTGGACACGGTGTGGGATGAGTATTGGATGCCGTTCCTGAGAGGTTATTTTAGTGGACCTAAGTGAGCTCAAGGACCGGAATAAGGGTGACACTGTTTGGGTGTTGGGTTCTGGCCCATCGCTAAACTATGTTGACGCGCATTTCTTTGCCGGTAAGACAGTCATTTCGGCTAACTATTCTGCGTCGAGTATCGGCTTAACAGCGGATTATGTTTTCAGTCACTACCATCACGTCGCCTTGGACATGATGTTGGAGGGGAGCATCGCGGTGACGTTGGAGCGGGACACGGTGACGCATAAGCCTTGGCAGAGCGGGGGCTGGGATTCTGTGTGCCTCATCCCGCAGGACTCTTACCAGGCTCCAGGGTCCAGCTGGAACCCTTTCACACGTAACCCGCCACGAGCTGACAGCCTCGTCTACGGTTCGTCTAGTTTGCATGGGGCGATGCACTTGGCCGCTTATTTAGGCGCAGCGCACATTGTGCTGGTCGGGGCTGACTGTGGCACGATTGACGACGCGCATCGGGTGAGTAGTTATCCTGTTGACGGTCACAAACCTTGGACGTTATACAACGCCCATCACAAGCTTATGAAAGATTGGCTTGCAGAGAAGTGCGGGGTGACGGTGTATTCTCTGAACCCGTTTATCAACCTGAATCTCGAGGGCCACAAGTTTGAGGGAGTGTAATGCTTGAGAACCTAATTGTTCCGGTGCTGAACCGTTACGATCTACTTCAGCGCATGCTGTCGAGCATTGACTACCCGGTCGAGCATTTGCTCATCATTGATAACGGGGCGAGCGTGGTTGAGCATGACTTGAGCATCACCGTCCCGGAGGTTGTGCGACACACGACTTACTTGCCTATGCCTGCGAATCTTGGGGTGGCGGGGTCATGGAACTTGGGGATAAAGTCGTTCCCGTATGCTGACCGGTGGTTTATTGCATCAAACGATGTGGTGTTCAAGCCTAATGCCCTTGAGAAGCTCTCAGAGGCTCACAGGGCGGAGATAACACTCGCTAAGGTGTTTCCACATTGGCAGGCGTTCGCGCTCGGCTATGACGCTGTGAGGCGTGTGGGTTTGTTCGATGAGGCATTATTCCCTGCTTACTTTGAGGATAACGATATGGCGCGCAGGGCGGAGCATCACAGTGTGCCGGTAACGTACCTGGATGTGCCTATGGATCATGACAATAGTTCGACGTTGCAGGCGGACGATTTCTTCCAGATACGGAATGGGGAAACGTTCCCGTCGAATCACAACTATTTTGCTGACAAGGTTGCGCGTGAAGATTTTGGGGCTGGGGGTTGGGATGTGCATCGG